GCAATTTCTACATAAACCATTAGAACCTCTTTTAATAGGTCTGCCTTTTGAGTTTAAAGTATCAAATTCGCCATTACAATTAGAGCAGTTTGGCATTAAGACTTTATCTTTTTTGATATAAGTTACTCTTGTTTTTTGATAACAACCATTACATCTATCTTTTGAATGATATCTCTTTATATGATCGAATACATATAAACAATCAATACAAAAAGTGCTTTTACTCTCTTTAGTAGCCATATTGTTTATATAATATAAGTGGATGTAAGTTTTCTTATAAAAGAAAAACCTCTACTTCTCGAAAGGTAGAGGTTTTTTATGAAACAAGCACATTAGAATGCTGAATGTTGATGGTTCAATTAAAAGGCAATTCAATAGATATATGATATATTTACCATCAACATAATTTATATAAAAAAGATTAAAAAAGTTTTGTTAGTTTATAAAAAAGATGTATTTTTGTTTTATTATGAATAGTCCGCAAGCATTAATAGGTCTTTTAAGAAGACATGATAAAGGTATAAGTCTTACAGATGGTGAGATATTATATTGTTTAAGCGAAATAGAAAGGTATATTGTAGCAACTAATAATGATATATTTAAAGACCTTATAGAAGATAGATTTTTAATAAAACTATTAGAATTCAAGAACTTTCTTTTAAGTGAAAAGAGGTCAAGGATTATTAGTAAGATATTATAAGAGCATAGAAAGTTCTACAACCTCATATTATAGGAAGTAATATAGACCTTTTATATTCTATATTCAAGCCTTCATCTCTCTAACCACCTTTCTTAACTATGGTCCAACCGTGAGTTCATATTCAGTTGATTTCTCGGGTTGTGAATTTAGACACAGCGCCCTATTGAATATTAGTGAAACTTACCTAAGATATTATCTTTAAGGATTTTGTAGGACTTATTTTTGTTTATCTTCCTGATGCTTTAGTCTCGGTTACTACTTACGCACAAAACCGACATTACTGCTAATTTATCTCTGGCTGACCAGGCATGGACTTCACCGTAGTTACTTGATACCATGAACCTTTCATCTATATTATAAACTATATTTACCTCTTAATTGCCCGTAGTATGTTGCCGTTATTCTTGTGATTGCTTGTTATTGCCTTAATATTTATATTATATGTATTAACCTAAAAAAGTTTATTTTAGAAAAGATGGATTGTTTATGGTACTTTAAATTAAACTTCTTATATTTGTATAAATAAAACTAAAAAAATATATTATGATTATTAAAGAACAAAAAGAACAAAGAGGTTTTGAGGTTTTTATCGTTAAAGGTAATGATAAAGATATTCAACAACATTTTTACAATGCTTATCCTAAAAAAACAATCTCTATTTTAGAACACCTTAATAACAAAGGCACATTTGAGGTTATGATTCTACCAGAAGAATTGATTGATGAAGAAGAAGATGATAATTTTCAATACGCAGAAAGAGATTAAACTAAATAGGTATTAAAGAATATAATATATATGGAAAAGGCAGAACAACTAACAGATGAACAACTATGGCTTCTTTGTTTAGAAGAAGAAAAGAAAAAGAAAATAACAACAGCGCCAGATAACTACCGTGATAAAGCGGTTGATTATGAATTCTGGGGTATGATGTATGAAAAAAGTAAAGATTTAAAATGACAACAAGAGATATTACACACAAAGACATCGCCATTTTGATTTTTAGCCTGTTTAAGCCGGCTATCTTTCACGATCCGATGATTTATAAACTAATTCCGCACGAAGCCCAGAAGAACTTTGGCATAGAAAATATGACAGAAAAAGACATACAATTCGTTAAAGATATTTTAATAGCAATTGATAATATAGATGGTAACGGATATGACTTTTAAGAAACCTTTAACAGATGAACAGCTTAATGTAATACTACCTATACTAATTAAGGTCTTAAATAAAACTTCACCTATAAAAACTATAACTGCTGATAAAATAGTTACAGGTATGAATAAGATTAGAATTGAAGATGGTAAATTTAAGTCTGTATTTACAGAAATATTGCTAAGAAAGTTAGCAAACTACATTAGAACTAATGGTATTTTGCCTTTAATAGCAGACCACAAAGGTTATTATTTATCAGATGATATAAGAGATATAGACGCTCAAATACAATCGTTACAAGATAGAATAGCAGGTATGAATAATGCTATTCACGGTCTTAAAAACTATAAATCACAATTGCTATTTAAGGCAGAGTCTATTGACCCGTTTGGCATAGAAGATTGGTTATAGTTTCACTTAACTCGCTTGTTAAGCTCTTTAATCTCTCTTGTTAAATCTACAACTGCTGCTTTTAGCTCATCAAACTTATCTGTAATATTAGCATACTTATTAACATGGTCGTTTTTAAGTATGTCTAATTGATTTTTTGTCGTGTAAGATAAATCTTTTACAGACTTTAGTTCAGACATTGTTGCTTTAAGAAAATATCCTATTATTCCAAGCATAATACCGCCAATAGCAGTTAGTATATTAATCATTTCCATTCTTTTTAACTTCTTTTTTGTCTGCGCTCATTAACTCGAGCAACAATCTCTTATTTTTAGAAAGATATACCTTCTTTTTAACTTCTTTTATTTCAATTTTATCTTTCATATTAATAATTTAAGAAATCATTAGGGTCTATATTATCTATATTAGGCAAAGGCGCTCTATACATTCTACCTGTAGTGTATATACCTGAGTTATAATTAGTTTTATTAGGCTTAATATCGAATGGTTTACCTGGCTCAATAGTGTAGAATTCAGGAAATAAAGCAGGATTATTTTTAATGTAATCTCTACATCTTTCTGAATAAAACTCAGCATTGTTTCTTACTTGCGTCATCAACCATTGTAAGTCTTCAACCGTAGATGGCTGTGAACTATCAGTGTTCTTTGTAGCAACTGCTTTATTAGTTAAATGAAAATTAATGAAAGGTAAGGCGTGATATACGCACCATTCTGCTTGAGCTGGCTGAACATAATCTTTAATCAAAGTTCTATATTGGCTTACAAAGTTAGGACAATCAGTTACTAATTTATTATAAAGGTGAGAACCTAATGTAGATTGTATATTTAGGTCTTGAGCTTTAATGATAAATTTAAGTATCAAATCGGCATCAACATTTTGGTCTATTACGGTGTATTTATACACATATTCTGATGTTATAAAAATTGATTTCATTATGCACCTTCATTAATTTTTTGTATGTCTAATTCATATTTGTTAAGCACTAATTTAGTTTGTGAGCCATTAAACTTTAATAATCTATTAAATTCACCTGCTACTATATCTTGTTTAGGCGCAACATACATAGATTGAAATATCTCTAACGATTCTAAGACTACTGACTTTTGACCTAATTCACCAGGTGTTGATATACCAAACAAACCTGGATTAGTTACAGAGTGTCCTGTTAAAATACCTTGTGTGATTTCACCATTAAGTTGTATAAATCTTTCATCTGAATTATTTAATTGAACTGGCGTAATCTCTGCTGCTCTATCTTTACCATCAGCGAATAGGAACATCACCGTCTCACCTTTAGCGCCTCTAAAGTCATGTTTAAGTTGTCTAACAACATCTTTCATCTCATCATCTGAAGGCACACCGTTATTGAAATTAATAATCATTGAAGGCATAAAACCGTTTTGAACTTGATTTAAGTGAAAAGAAGCAATTTCCCATTCTAATGATATCCAAGGCACACAACTAATATATTCTGGCATACCATAATACTCAGTTCCTGGTCTGTATTCTTTAACATACATAATTTGATTAGCAGTAGGATTTTTAGGATTATAAGCAGGATACTTCTCAGGTCCGAACTTTCTTAAATTAGACCAGTCGTTAGAATAAAATACTGATTTACCATCTTCACTTAAACGCACTTTATTTACAGGTATATAATTTACCTCAGCAATCTTAGTCTTATCTTTTGAGTAAATAATCTCTAAAGCAAAGGCGCCAAATAATTCTAAATCATAAGCCGCTCTAAAAGCAATCTCGTTTAGATTCATTTCATTATAAGGATTTGCTAATAATTGAGCCGCTATGCCATCTACACTTGTGATATCAAAGCCATTACCAGCAATCATCGTTGCTTTTCTTTTTACAATTGCGTTGTGTTTAGCACTTCTATTCATCAATGTAATTAAATAGTCAGGATAAAGATTATCTTCACCATAACTTACATAACCTGCTCTTGTAACTCTTTCAGTATAAATAGGCAGAGATTCTGTTATATTATTGAAACTGCTAAAAGCGAATTGTAATACATTCTTTTCGTTTTCCATATTGTTTTATTATTTTATAATTCAGTAAATGCTTTTATAGTATCGCTATCAGATGCTGTAAAACTTATCGGGTCTAACTGAGGATGAACATAACTAAAGTCAGGTCCTACTATTTGTAAAATGCCTGATTCAGCCAAGAAATTAGCCTGTGATAAATTCAAATTGTGCTGATTAGGCATTTGATATACTTTAAAGTCATATTGACCTGGTCGAGCATTTATTACAACTGATGAAGTTAAACTTACCGTTGGTCCTATTGATATAGTGAACGCATCATAGTAAGGTGAATCACTATAATCATCTGGCGAAAATACAATCTCTTCAAAAGTATCTCTATTAGTAATCTTCCAAGTATAAAACTCTGTAGGCGCATATGCTGGATGAGTATATGGGTCTCTGAATGGTGTATGTTCTGCCAATGTTAGCACTACTCGGCTTGATTGCGTAGTTGATATATAAATCATTTATTATATTTCTTTTTTAATCTCTTCAATCTTTTGTTTTAAACCTTTAACTGGTTCTTCAACAATAACATCAAAAAACTCAGGCTCTATAGCAAATAAATGACGATATAAACCTTCATCTATGAATTTACCCATAACGCTATTATTGATGAAAGGCACATATATGTATGTTTCTTCTAAATCTTTCTTTAATTTTAGTTGCATTATCTTTACTTTAATTTGTTATAATATACTTTTATGCCTCTTTTTCTAAATCTTTATAAATAAAAAAAGCCTCACTGCTTGGTGAGGCTAAAAAAGGTGAATATGATATGTCCTTTTTTTAAATCATTCCGTAGTGATTGAGCTTATTAAGCTGGGAATGTATTATTAATTACAGAAAGTGCTGCAGATGCTGCTACTTCATAAGCTGGAGATGATTCTTTTGTCATAAAAGTAATCACAGAACCGTTTAAGTCACCATAAGCCTTACCTAAGTTAGGTGTAGCTGCAGTTACTCTTACTGGATTTTGAAAGCCCATTAAGTGGTATTTACCTCTTTGGTCTTTTACTATTACTCTCCATTTACCTTGACCTAACAATAAGATTTTATTTCTTAAAGCCGCTTCAATTTTGTAAAGTGTAATTGTTAATGTTTGCTCGTAAAAAGAAGTTCCATTTTCAATAGAGAATTGTCCGTTTTCAGTATATGAAGCAGTTTCAATCTCTTGTTGGAAAGTATAGAAAGATACGGTAGCACCTGAGAAAGTGCCGATAATGTTGTCTGTTCCTAAAACATAAGTCATAGAACCACTATTCCATTCACCAATATAAACCTCTGCTACGCCACCGATATTATCACGACATCCTAAAGAATATCCTGATGTTAAAACACAAGTTGTTGCCATTTTATTTTGTTTAATTTTTTTTAGATTATAGGAGGCAGATTACTCTACCTCCATTTAATCTTATATTTTTGTTCTATGATTATGATTGTTTAACAACCGCATATTGAGGGAAAGCGATTTGAGCGCCTACTTTCAATTTAGCACGGAAGTAAGTAATATTATCACGGATGTCATACCAGAATTGGAAGCCATCACCATTTCTTGCTTCACCGAATGAATCAGTTCCAAAGTAAAGGTTAGAAGATGGAGTTAATACCATAATATCAGTTGCGTTAAGACCTCTTGTAGCAACAACTCTTACGTTTGTATTAGTGTAATTGTCTAATACCCAAGTGTGAGCTTTTTGTCCTTCGTATTGTACGAAATAGTTACCTTGTCTTAAAGCATTCATTAATACTCTAAAGTTAGCGTGAGACATAAACAAAGTTAAATCTTCAGCACCTAATACATCATTAGGAATTTGAGCAATCATATTATCAACTACGTTAAGAGCATTTGATAATGTTAAAGCACCAGAAGCTGTAGCAGCAACCGTAGATGAAGTAGCAGAAGTGTATAACAAAGTATCTAAGATACCTGAAGCTAATGCTAAGTTACCAGAACCTGAACCAGGAATCAAAGCTCTTACTGATGGAGATGATTTCCAGAACATATCTTCTACTAATTGTCCGATTTTTTCTACTTTATTAGAAAGGTATAATGTGTTAAACACCTCAGGTGCAAACTCATTGTATCCGCCTTCTTTAGCAAGTTTACCGATCCAGTATTGTTCAAACTCATCAACACAAACTGACTCTTCAATTTTGATTGGAGATACGGTGATGTTTCTTTGTGATAAAGTTGTTGAACCAGCAGGACTGATTGATCCACAGCCACCAGCAGCAGCTGTTAAAGTGTTAGTTAAGATGTTGATACTATCAGCATATTTAATACCACTTTGAATTGAAATATAGTCAAAAGTAGTTCCTACTAATACTGACTCTTTCAATAAAATACCTGATAATTGGTCAGTGTATTTAGTTAAATTTGATAAATTTAATGTTGCCATTTTTTATATTTTATTTTTTGTTGGTTTTATTACCTAATTATTTTCTGCTTGCTCTTGCTCTTTCACGAATAGACATAATATCTACCGCTCCTGAACCTTCTTTCTTTTCTTCAACTGATTTAAACTCAGTTGGTTCAATAGAGATAGATTTTACAGATGGTTCACCAGATACTCTTGATAACTCTTGAGCCATAGTGTTGTTTGTTTTACTCATTTCTTCAAGCATTGATTCGCATTTAGCAATTCTTGCTTCCATTTCAGCTATTTTAGCTTCGTTACCACCTTCTTTTTTAGTTTCTTCAGGTGTTTCAGCTTCGTTAGGGTTAGCTTCAGGGTCCATAGTAGCATCAGGTAGTGGTGCTTCTTTTGCTGCTTCAGTCTCAACCTCAGGTGCTGGTGCTTCAACATTTACAATGCCTTCAACAACACCATTAGCAACCGTGATTTTATCACCGCTATCTAATGTATAATCGCCATCAGCAAGTGGAATGTTATTACCAGATGAGTCCATTGTAAACACTTCTGAACCTACTTCTAATTCGTCGTCAGGTGAACTAATCATCATATCACCAGCTTTAACTTGAGCAAATTTAACTTCGCTTGTAATCAAAGATTTCAACTGCGACTTAATGTTTTCAATTAGTTTAGTTTTATCCATTTTAATTATTTGTTTTTTTATATACTATAATAGAGATATAGCATTACTTTTTCTAAATTTGTAGAAATTATTTTAAGTTTCTTAGTTTGTAAAGCGTAGAATACAAGAGTTCTTCTAATGAATCTATTTGATTTTGAATATAAGTATCAGGAAATGCCTTTCTTAAATCAGTTGTTTTACCACATATAGCAACAAAATAATTGATTGTATTTTCATTAGTAGTATAATCTACATAAGAGTATGAACCATATTTACCTATGATGCCATATTTACCTTGATAACTTTCAGTTAGACCATCTATAATCTCTACTACTTCATCATAGTAATTACCTAAAGTCATATGCTCTGAAAAAGATTTAGTCTGTCTGTGAAAGATTTGTGCTTGTATTGAACTTGATAATAACAAGGACATTAATTGTGCGAATTGTTCGTTCATAATATATTATTAATTTTTATTTTCTATAATAGATGGTAGAATACCTTCCATCTTAAATTGATTTGAGTAAAATGAACCGCCTTCTTTATAACTTACACTTTTATCTATAAGATATTTCCATATAGCCGCACCAACTGATGGTGTTTTACCTACTTCCCATTCGCCAAATTCATTTTGACCAGATGTTCTACAAACAGCATCACCCTGAATAATAGAATTGAATACATCAGCATCAATATTCTCATATGTATAATAAGAACCGTCATTAAACTTAACAACTAACTCTTTTGTATCTTCAAAATACTTAACTCTATCTACATTAGATGAATCAGCAACAAATATTTTACTATATTCACTTTGAGTATTGTCTTTTATCTCACCTAACTGCTTTAATTTATTGTGAGCCCAACCTAAAGCCGCTTTACCACCCCAAGAATCATACATCAACTTACCGCAACCATCAGAATATGACTTTGAAGATGTTAAATCACCTTCGTGTCTTGATAAATAAGAATACATACGCTTAATTGTATCTAAAGAGATAGCTTCACCTTTAGCCAATTGATTTGCTCTTGCTTTACCTACAGCAGTGCCACAAGAACCCCAACCATTCTTTTCAGTCCAGTCTAATACTCTTTTAGCATTGCCTTTAACGCCATCAGGATAGTCAGAATATGATTCTAACTTAACTTCTGACTTCATCATAACACCTTTGCCGCCACATTTATGACATACATACGGGTCATTACCAGCATCTTTCATTTTCCACATCCAACCGCAATCTTGACAAACAATTTCATCAACATAACCAGTTACATCAGCAAAGATTTGTATTAAATCTTCTTCTGTTAAATCATCAATAGTTGCTTCTCTTTGTAATGATACTAATTGTTGACCTAATAAGCCTTCAATAGAAAAGCCAAACTTACCATTACCTTTAATCTCAGTTTCCCAGAAGTTTTTATCTTCTATCTTAACCATCATCATATAAGTTCCTACAGGCACTTCAATGCCAAACTTTCTACTTTTATCATAAACCTCATCACAAGTAATCCAATCTTCTAAGATAAAAGCATCAACCATTTGATTAGAATGGTCTATATTAATTCTTCTATTAGAACCATATTTGTTAAACTTCTCAACCATCTTAGCAATAGTCTCAGCAGAAAATACTACATAGTATTGACCGAACTTATCATCTTCACGATAAATACGCATATTAGGAATAAGAGCAGGTCCTATAATTACTTGTTTGTCGCCAGTTTCTTTGAAAGACATTACGCTTTTATTAGAGAAAGCCATACCTTTAACCATTATTGCAGGATCTTGGACTAATGATACAAGTGAAATACCAGTCTCATCAAATTCATCAACCATTATCTCATAAACTGGTAGTTTATCTGGGTCTATTTTTTTTAATTTTCCTTTAGCCATTTTTTATATATTATTTTTTACGGACCTAACTTAGCACGTTGTTCGATTACTTGAACTTGGTCTTGCATATGAGTTATATCATGTTCAGTTACATATACTTTTACAGGTTTAGGCCCGCCAGGCATACCTACTGCTGTTTGTTGACCTAAGCCAAAGAATTGATTTGGCTGAAAATTAGTAGGTGCTGATGTTGCTGCTGAGTTTGCTGCTGTAGCATCTGCTGTAGAACCACCATTACCACCTGTATCTGGTGATATACTACCACCTTCAAATTTAGAAGCGGCAATTTTAGCAATGTTTGCTGCAGCAGTTACACCAGCAATAGCAGCATAAATACCAGCAGTTGCCGGGCCTAAAAGTGGCACAGGATTTTTCATACCATTAGCAAAAGCAGAAAGAACTGATTGAATACCAGTTACGGTTGCTATACCTAATTGAAGTGCTTTATTTGTATTGAATTGTTGTTTAGCGGCTTTTAATTCTTCTGCTGAACCTTTTGCTAAATTTCTTTTCTTAAAGGCAAAAAAAGCATCAGATAAACCTTGAATAGCCGCAAATCCTTTTTGTGCAACATCTAAATCTTGTTGAGCGGCTTTTATTCGAGCATCTTTTAATCTTTGGTCTGCTACTGCTTGTTGTTGTATGTTTAGTTGTCTATATCTTTCTTTAATTTCAGCTTTTTGAGCTTCAGTTAGTTCTGTATTAGATAATTCAAGAGCCATAGCAGCATCAAGTGCCAATTGTTCATCCATATCTAACCTCGTCAATTGGTCTCTTTGAGCTTGGTCTAACAAAAGAACGCCTTGAACTTTTTTATTATACTGGTCAATTTCAAACTGAGTTTTAGAAACAAGTAAGTTAGAATAGATGGAGTTATCTTCTAACTTCTTAGTATTATAGTCAGCATCTAATTGCTCGATAGCGGCATAAGCCTCGGCAGAAATCTTTTCTTGCTCATCAGCACTATCTTTAGCAGCTTTAATATCAATCTCTGCTTGGTCTTGAATCAACTTTCTTTTAGCAAGATATAATTCTTCATCACTTTGAGCTTTAATAATGGCAATATTATCTTTTGCTATTCTTGCTTTATCATCTAACTCAGCTTCTTTTTTATTGAATGATTCTTGTCTTTCTAATTGAGAAGCTTTTAATTGAATATCTAAAAGTTCTAATTGGTTTTTACTAATACCAAGCTTTTTAGAGTTCTCAGACTTAAATTTAAAGATGGCATTTTCAGCTTCTACTTCTTTATCAATACGAGTTTGTGTGCCTTTTTCAGTTTTAGCAACTTCAACAGCCCAGTAGTCTTCTTTTTCTTTTAATTGCTTTTGTAATAATTGAGTTTGCTTATCAGAAGCGGCTTTAGCAGCATCAACTGCTTTTTTATGAACCGTCTCGTCAATTAAAGATGCTTGTGTAGCAAAATATTGTTTAATCTCAACTTTAGATGCTTCTAATTTACTAACATCTTGATTTAGTCTTTTACCATTAGCAATTTCAACATCAATTTTTCTAATTTCATCAGCCTCAGATAATTTTAATTGAGCCTTAGCTCTTTCATTTTCATCTTTAATATTTTTAATCTTCCAACCTTCAAGTGTATCTGAAGTTTTTTTATTAAAATCAATAATAGCTTTTTGCTTTTCTAATTCTATTTGTTTTATAGAAGCAGCATTAGCAGCATAGTCTTTCTTTCTTTGTTCTAAATCTTTCTTTTGCTCATCAGTTAATTCACCACCAGCGGCTTCTAACTTTTTAAGAGCATCAATCTCAGTTTTTAGAGTTTCTTGAGTTTGAACTAATCTATTCTTTTCAATATCAAAAGATGATTTATTAAGGTCATCTTTTATACCGGCTTTTTTCTTGAATGCTGCGATTTCATCCTCAGTCATTCCTTCAACTAATTTAAGTAAATTCTTTTGAGCAGTTGCTGTAGCATCAATTTGTGCTCTTTGTTCTTCGCCATTCTTTTTAGCAGCAGCAGCATTATCTTCTAAAGCATGAGTTGTTAGACCTAACCAATCAGTAAGCATCTTAAAACCTTGTATAATAAGGTTAATAGGAACCATTAAAGCATCAAAAATCTTTTTAAGAATACCTAATTTATCTAATATAAGAATAACAACAGCTACAATAGCAATAATCGCAGCAGCAAGTAAGAATATAGGATTTGTAAGTAAGGCTTTACCAACTGATAAAAATGTTGAACCTAATGTTTTAACACCATCAGCTAACATACCAAAAGCACCTTTAAGTCCAGAAAGACCTGTTATAAGCTTACCGTCTACAACTGGTGTAAAAGCATTTATTAAACCATTAGCACCTATTTTTGCTTTATCAAAATCAAGATCAAATAAAGATTGTTTTAATAAACCAAATGAACCAGTTAATCTTTCAACTGCCGTTCCTTTTAATGAGGTAGTAGCATCGCGTATATCTTCTAACTTATCCTTTGTCTCGGCTAATTTAATAGAAGCTTTTGATGATGCTTGGCTTAATTTATCAAATTCAGCGCCAGAACCATCACCTAATTCTGCTTGTAAAGTTTGAATTTCTAATAATGATTTTCTTAACTGGCCTAATGACTTGGCAGCATCTGCTGACTCAACAGCGGCGTTAATCTTTACTTGTATGTCTTCTTTATTAGCCATTTATTGATTTGATATTTTATATAATATACATTATTACTTATTTTCTAATAAGAATAGTTTTCTAATCTTTTCTTTTCTATGATGATGCCTATACATAGAAATTCGTAAGCCATTTATTATCATTTGTATTGTTTTCATATACATTGTATCTTATACACCATACTTGGTTGCTATGTATGATTGTAAAGAAGTTTTATCGCTGTTTGATAAAGTTCCATCAAGACATATAACCTCAGCAACATTCATCTTAGGTGTACCGCCATAGGCATTCACATATCCACCAAGCACAATCATATCTCTGTTATAGCCAGTTGATGAGCTATATAAAACATTATTTTTACTTATAATCGCGCTGCCAAATGAACTGCTTGACGATACATACCAATTTGATGTTGTTGTAGGTCCTGTAATTTCAATCATACCTAACACAAAACCATCAGTAACAACACTACCAGTATCTTGAAGAAGTGTATTTCCACCACCATTGTTTGTATAGAATGCCCAATAATTTGTATTACCAACATGAGCAAATAAACTTTCGTGAGTACCTGAACTTGGTGATGATGATGAACCATTATTACTATCAATTGACATAACATTATTGTCGCCACTTGTGTTATACATTCTTGCAATAACTATTACGGTTTTACCAACTGATGAATAACCAGTCAAAGCAAACATACCTTGGTCACCACCTGAAGAACCTGCATTAAAAGCAATTGCAGGATTGTTATTTAACACACTATCAGATGATATAAATCCATAAGTATATGAGTTGTAAGGCGCAAGAACTTTTGAGTTCAAACCTGTCCAACTAATAACATTAGCACCACTATAACCAACACCTGTTGAGGCATTCCACCAATCATTAAGATTTGATATAGAAGCAGGAGTCCAAGCACCGCCACCGCCTTTTGGCATAACAATAAATGGCGTTGCCTTAGTAATCCACATATTATCACCATCATAAGCACCATCAAGTGTAAATGAACCTGATAATCCTGAGCCGGTTGAGCCAATTATACCTAAATCAGTTGATATAATTTTATAATTTGAGTAAGTTCCTAACTTAAAACTATATGTCGCAGCATCAATCATCCATTTATATGTGCCGGTTGAAGCCGTGCCATATGAGTATTGAGTATCGCCAACAAGTTTAATTTTAATAACTGAAGCAGATGATAGGTTTTGATTAACTTGTCCTGATACTGAATAAGATGCAAATGAAGCACCTGAACCAGCAGGTCCTGTCGCACCAGTTGCACCATTAAGACCACTTGAACCTGAACTTCCTGATATACCTGATGAACCACTTGAACCTGAACTTCCTGATATACCTGATGAACCACTTGAACCTGATGAACCTGAACTGCCTGATGAACCTGAACTACCTGATGAACCACTTGAACCATTTGCTCCAGATGTTCCATTTTTACCATTAAAGCCCCAAGATACAGCCGATTGTAAGCCATATGTAAGTGTTCCATTACCTGATAAATAAGATACGCCTATATCATACCAAGTTGATTGAGCAGTCATAGATGTTATAGTATAAATACCAACAATTCTTGCATCATAATATCCTGTTCTGCCTGTTATTTGTATATAAGTTGTTTGACCTGATGTAAATGCCGTATTCATAGCACTTAACCAAGATAAAGCAAAGAATTCGGTGGAGTTTGATATACTTATTTTTGTGATTGATGCTATATTTGTGCTGTCTGTTTTATAAAAGCCTGAGCCAGGGTCAGAGTATGAACCTGTGCCACCAAATGAATATATTATAGTCAAAGGCGCATCAGCACCTAAAGAACCTTGAGCACCTGATGAACCACTTGAACCAGAAGTTCCTGATGAACCTGATGAACCACTGATACCATTAGAACCTATTGTTCCATTTATACCTGATGAGCCGCTTGAACCAGAAGTTCCATTTGAACCTGACGAGCCAGCAATACTTGTTGTTCCACATATATAACCAGAGGCATCGGTTGCTAAAAATTGTCCTATAATCGTGCTTCCTGCTGTGCCACCTGGAACTGCACCATAGTTTGATGTATAATAAGGTCTTATATTTACACCATTGAAGTAAATACCATAATCATCAACATTAAATCTTGTTTTACCACCAGTTGCAAATGATAAATTAGGAAATAAGCCACCTGGTGAGCCTTGAAATATACCCATATCTGTTTTATTAGCAAATGAATACATTGGCTTTGACGCAGAACCAGCAGTTCCTGCTATAATTGAATAAGTTCCTGTGTTATTTCCAATCTTTAAGGTTTCTAATAGATTTTGACTTGAGTTTTTTATATTTATGCCATTCAATTCTATATTTGTTCCTGAGTTAGAAATAGCCATCCAAGATTTATCTGGTTCAAATCTTAAAATATAAGGCGACGCGACATCATAAGCATAACCAACAACTCTTAAAATTGACTGAGTGGCTCCATTTTGAGTAGGATTAAATCCATCAACAGCACCTTTTGTATTAATGCCGCTTGTTGTAGCAGTCATTAAATAAATAGCAGCACCCTCTGTTAAATTACCATAACAATAACCACCAGAACCTATTTGACCTGGCGAGTAATAACCTTTTAAAAGGATTTGTATTTCAGTTCCACTTTGAGTAGAACTTATTGTTGAAAATGTGCCTACTTCAAGAGCAACTCCTAACTGGTGGTCGCCATATGGATTTGAAGTTATATCAGCGTCTGCTATAAACCAAGCGCCTTTTGTAACACCAGGTGTAACTGGGTCTTCTGATTTACAATAAATAACTTGTCCTACATTTACATTTTCACCTATTACACCTAATACGGTTTCACCTACATATTGTCCTTGTTGTGCCATATATTTTTCTTTTTATTATTTTATATAAAAACCTGGTTTAAGTTTGTTGCTTGAGTTAGGTTTGTGATGTTTGTTGTTCCGGTCATCGTTACTGCTCCTGTTGTAACAAAAGCACCAGTCATAGTAGTGGTAGCACTAAATGTTGCCCTACCAGAAAAGTTTGATTGACTAATTACAGCTAAACTACCACCTTGAATAGTCATTTTATCTTTATTTACTAAGTGAGTATTAGGCGTATTCAAACTTACATTACTACCTATCACATATGAGTCGTTAGAGTTTGTACCGGCTACAACATTATCGCCAAAAATTGATACATTACTTGACTTTACCGTGGAACCTGCGCCTTGAACAAAAACACCTTGTATAGCCGAGAAAGTTGACGAGCCAATTGTGTTACTATCACCAAATATAAGCACTTTAGTTGTTGCTGCTGAGCCAATTGAGAAGGTAGCAGTATCAACATTAGGCGCTGTTGCTTGAATTGTGTTATTATCGCCAAATAAATAAGTGCTTTCAACACCAGTTTGAATAGTATTAGTATCACCTACTACTAAACCTGAACCAGCGTGTATATTATTATCACCTAATATGTATTTAGGTCTTAAATCTGTGCTTGGTAGAATAACATTATTATTACCAGCAATAACAGAATTATCACTACTTGTATTTATGTCATTTGAGTTACCAATAATCATAGAGTTAGGTGATGATTGTTGATTATCACGACCTACAATTAAACCTGAGCCTATATTGTTTCTACCAGCAATAATCGTTGTTGAGCCAAGTGATGTATTACCAGCAGTTGAGATACCACTTAACATAGGACCTCTTAAAGCCATAGTTGCTGATTGACCTATATTACCTATACCAATTGATATATCACTAAGTGTTCTATAAGAACGAGGCACCGTAAGATATTGAGATTTAATAAGTTCTATTTTAACAAGCGAATCTGTGCCTGGATCATAGTTCATAATCTTATTCACCTTAAAGTATTGGTCTTTGATGAATATATTATCACTAAACTTAAAGTCAGCAATATCAAATGGCTTTAAGTAAAACTCTGCTGTAATAATTCTTGAATCTCTATCACTTAATTCATTAATAAAGTTTTCCCAATAGATGTTATAAAGGTTATTATTAGTTACTATCTTTTGAGGATAATAAACACCTGTTGTTTGACCAAAGTTTATATCATATACTGGCAGTTGCGGGTCGTTAACATGACCTAAATAAGGATAAGCTCTAAAGTAAGAACCTTCAAAGCACCAAGTTGAACTTTCATCAACACCTAATAAACCATCAAGAGGATAACAAGTACCGCCAACAGCATAACCTGAGCCAACATAAGAAAAAGGTATATCAATAACAATAGTTCTTTTATCAACTATCTCAACAACTTTAAAATTGCCTTGTAACATAGGTTTAAGAGCGCCACCATCATCTTGAGCGACTTTGATATAATCACCTACTCTAAACGAATGAAAAGCACCACCGAAGCCATATGAAGTTAATTTAATATAGCCATTATAAAAGCCTGGCGATGTATGAAATTGATAATCACCATAAATCCAAGTAGATTTAGTGAATGAATACTTACGAGTTAAAATTCTAACATTAGAATCAGTAAATGGTTGTGATTGGTCTTGTTGATTCTTAACAATCTTAGGTATAATCAATTGACTATATGCTGTTGAGTTAGGAACTCTTATCGCAACAACAGGTGTAGGTGAAAATATAAGTTCTATTTTCTTTTCACCAGTTGTGAAATCATTATCAATATAGTAATTATACTCACCGTAAGAAAGACCACCAGTTGTAGTAGTATAGTCGGAATTATAGAAGTCTTTATCATCTTTATATTTGAATATAGTTTTTTTATTCTGTGTTTCACCTAAGATTTGTTCTTCAACCGTTGTATTCGTATTTAATTTACGAGTCCAGTCTTTAATAGCACCGCCTTGATAATAATCATCACGAGGTTCTATAATAAGAGTATTAGCTCTATCTTTTGATGGCTCAACATATAAGTTAAACATCTTTATTATAGAACTAACAAAGTCTTTCTTTTTTACATTTTTAGGTATAACAGAATTGTAAGGTATGCTTTCACCTGGGCTTATTATTTGTGATAAGTTATTAAATAATTGATTACCGCCATTAAAAGTAACTAACGGATAATTTGTACCTGATGATACAGGCATTTGCCATGTTAAATATGTAGAACTACCTGATGTAATAGTAGTATCTATCATACCATTTTGATATCTTAAAGTATTAGCAGGTACATTATAAGTTACTTGAACCCATAACCTTTCACCAGGATATAACTTTCTTGTATTAGAAGCAGTTGTACCATTTAGCATATCAGTAGCAATCTGACCGAACACTCTTTTACCACCAACAGGTGTATAACCACCGCCGAGTCCGCTATATTGAATGCCAGCTATATCAGAAGCAATAAATCTTTTATAATCTGTTGAACCACCAATAGGTACTACATAGCCACCAGATACCGTAGCACCTGTAAATGGGTCTCTACTTCTTCTAAATGAAATATGAGCCAAGTAATCAGTTGTACCAAAGCAATTAGCACGATAATCAATACCATAAGGAAATGTAATATCAAAATTACAAACAAACTGCTCTGATATAAAATCAGAAGGCGCTAAATACCAATATGTAGAATTATTAGGTGAATAATTATCCCATATGTATAAGCCATCAGGATCGCCATAAGGTGTGCCTTCATAATTAAAAGGTATATGCCAAGAACCTAAATTTACTGCATGTGGATTTGGCGAAGTTGTTGGTTGTCCGTGAGGTCCAGGTACTTGAATACTTCTTGCAGTATTTTTAGTAACTGCATTATAATAAGTTAAAGACTGAGTAAAGCCAACGGTAAATCTACCAGTAGAAGCCGTAATTGAATCTCTTAAAAAAGAAGTTTTGTTAAAAGGTATATAAAGGTTCTTAAACACATCACTATTTAAGAAGTTAGATTGATAGTTATAACCAGCATTAGAAAAGATTTTATCCCATATAAACCTTACACTTGTAGAAGGAAACATATCTTTTGTATGTATTTGACAATCCCAAGATGAAGTCCAGCCAGTAATCTCACCTAAATCCCAATCTTGTCCATAATCAATAAGAGGATAGTAATAACCATTATTCCAAGAGGCAGTCCAAGATTGAATTATATTGTCTTTATTCCAAATGTGATTTAATTCAGTATAATCATCATCGCTAATAAACTTATCACCTAATTGTTTATAGAAGTTATCATTATCAGCATAGATTACTACTTCATAATCACCTTGTTCTGTTTCTTTATTGATATAAACCTTACGCAATTGTAAATAACCTTCAAATACAACAGCAGTATCAACTAAAATCCAGGCTTTTGTTTTCTTATTAGGATTAAACTGCGCTGGACTAACACCTAAATCAGCAATATCACCGAAAGCGGCTCTGTTACCTCTTGTCTCAGGCAATCTAATAGTCTTACTAAATGATGAATTTCTTGCAGAGATATCAGAGATATCAGCAATGTTATAAGTGATACTTATTGGTTCTTCTTTGTAAGTATCTAATGAATACTTTGTTCCATTTAGGTCAATTAACAACTCAAATCTCATTATTCATTTTGTAAATTTATATCGTAAGCAAACTTGTAATTAAGAGTTAAATTAAATAATTGATTTCTTAAAGCAGTTTTTACTTCGTAAGTATTATCTGTTACTATTATAGGTAGTTTAGTAGTGTTTGTTGTTGATAAGACAAATACATCTGGTGAAGTAAGTAACTCTTCTAACCAAGCAGCATCAGATTCTGTAATCCAGTTTGACACCATAGTCATTTTAATCTCTGCTTTTTGAGCTAATAAAGTTTTACCTCTATCACCTATTGTATAATCCCAGTTTAATATCTTTTCGTACTCAGTTCTTGTGATGTTAATAGTTCTCTTACTATCTAATGTAAATGAGAAGTAATCAAAACCACCAAGTCTATTTAAGAAAGCTACTCTTTGTTTATTATAGTTAGAACATTGATTGTCTATTTTATAATATCTATATTCACTTACAACATATGAAGCATTAGCAACATAAACTCTGTAAGTATCAACATTTGTAAAACTAACACCTGTTAAATTAGCAGGACCAATACCAACTTCAAGTCTTCTATAAGTATTACCAGAACTAACCGTACCACAAGTATATGTTGTAATTAAAGTACCTGATGAATCAAAAGTATTTACATAAAGATTATAAGGTCCAAGTGGCGCAGTATTTAAAGACAAAGAAAGTGTTTCATAGTCATCTAATTGCATAGGCTTAGGAGTTCTTGATGAATTATTATAACAATTTGTTAAGAACTTACCAGAACCTGATTGAGTTGCCATCAAATACTGAGTAAAGTCTTTTGTTCTTTCATCATATTGTCTTGTAGCATTCCAAGTATAATAACCACTTACGGTTCCTACAATTCTAAATAAGTCAGTTACATAACCACTTTCACCAGCAAGTAATGTAGTAGAGAATACTTTATCTGTTTTAATTGAAGTTGTATTTACAATAGAAGTTACAGAACAAGTACCATCATATTGAGGATTGTAATTCTTATTATCTTTGTTAAGTGTAATCAAATCACCAACAGCAAAATCGTGAGCTGTTGAAAAAGTAAGACCCATAAAACCACTTACTGAGATAGTATCTGTAAATTGTTTATTAGGATTGAATTCAAAGCCATACTTCATTCTATAGTCAATAAGATTTGTCGCAGAAGTAGCCGAGAAGCCAACAATATAAGGATTTATAGCTGTTGTTAAGAAAGATTTAAGCGTTCTATGAGGTGAGAATAGACCATCACCATTTACTGGCTTAGGTGGTACCTTATAAGTTCCTAATGTTGCGTATGAAGTAGATGTAAATGGCTCTATTCTATATTCTGGTCTAAAAATATACTTAAAATCTGTTAAGCCTGATGATGAAGAATTGATTCTAAACCATAAAGGCGCATTTATTGGCTCAAAAGCCGTTGGTGTTGTTAAAACTGATACTGATATAGCCATTATCCTTGATTATTTTCTTTTAATAATATACTTTATTACTTTTTTTCTTATGGTGTCTCTATTAAAAAAACACCTTGAATCATTTTTCTCATATCTTCTACAGCAGCATCAGTCAATAACTTATCTTGTAATGACTTTAACTTTCTTAATGACTTTTTAATTACAAATGTAGGTTTGATACCATTCTTACTTATACCTCTTGCTATTGCGAACGCCGTAGACTTCTGACTTTGAAATTTACCTGTCTTAGGATTTCTACCTTTGATGCCTTTTACAGACATCCATTTTATAATAGCACCTGTTGGTGGTGGCTTAGCGCCTTTTCTTCTACCACCATCTACAACACCTAAATACTTTTCGCCTTTAATACCTACAGCAATTGAATCTAAAGTCTCAATCAACTCATAGTCAATACTCTTAGCAAGAGCACCTGTAGCTTCCTTACCAGCATCTTTAAGTTGCTGAACTATCTCTAAGCAAAGAGCTTCACCATATTTAGCCATGGCTTTACGCAAGGCATCCATTTTCATTGTATTATCCATTAAATAAAATACCTTTTATACCAGCTTTATTCATATCGTCAACAACTGATTTATTATTATCATAATGAGCATCAACGCCTAAACTTGTTGCTTTTTCGACCTTTGATTTGTTAGAGCCAGTAGCAAATATTCTACTTGAAGGTATTAAATCTTTAAGAGCATCTATAATACCTAACTTAGATGAACGAGCAGATATAATATAAACCGTTTTACGCTCACTTATTAATCTTTTAATAAGTTCTTTGCCTTTTGCTGTTGAAGCAGTATCATCATAATCAACTGATACTTTATTAGCATCTAAATTGACTATATCTTTAGGATTAGATGATACAATAGCAATTGCTTGACTTATTGCTTTTTGTTTACCATTAGGTCCTGTATAGCATTTACCAACATCACCATATTTCCAACCATCTTTACCGTTAATTTGACATCTTTTAATTGGCATTTTATTAATTATTTTTAATTTGTTCCTTGGAAGAAAATAACAGGATTAATACCAGTAGAATTTTGCTGACCTATTAATGAGGCTGTTAAAGAAACCGCTGGTGAAGCATATGATGAAACATAGGTATAACCATATGTATTATTATTTAAATTTGAGGCTAAAAATGGTAATGCGATGTTTGCTTGAGTTGTAGTAGTTGTTATTGCTCCTGTATTAGTATCACTTACTATACCCATCCAATACATAGTTCCAGAAGACATCGTGCCACTCTGTGTAAAAGTTTTAATACCAGTTGTCGCTTTTGATAAAGATGTGCTTTCTAAAATTTTATTAGTTGGAAGACCATCTACATCATCATAAATTAAAATCTTAGTATTAGTTGCAGCAACAGCTGTTGTTACATTAATACTTAAACCAGTATATGTAAATGTTCTACCTGGAACATAAGGCATTAAATTAATTGTTCCTGCTGTATGAGTTGATGAATTTAAACTACTTGAACCAATAACTGATATATTACTTATCAACCAAGATGAAGATGGAGCTTTTGCTCTTGCAAATACTGACGAGCCACCGGTACCAGAAACACCTGATGAACCGCTTGAACCTGATGAGCCATTAGCACCTGAACTACCTGATGAGCCTGATGAACCATTAACACCTGAACTACCTGATGAGCCTGATGAACCGCTTGAACCTGATGAGCCTGATGAACCGCTTGAACCTGACGAACCAGATGTGCCGCTTGAACCTGAACTACCACTAATTCCTGAAGATCCTGAACTACCACTAACTCCTGATGAACCTGATGAACCTGATGAACCAGCAGGACCAGTATCACCTTGTGGCCCAACATCACCTTTTGGTCCTGACAATTCTATAAATAAGAAATCGCCATCTAAAGTGTTAGAATATGTTGAACCTAAATATGGTGCCGTTAATGAACCTTTTATATCAAACCAATAAACTTGGTTTTTAGTTAAACCTTTTACTATAGTATTCATAGTAACTAATTCTTTAGGAACGCCATAAGAAGCATTACTATCAACAGGCTGTATATTTACATAAGATACGGTTGTACCTATATTTGTTTGTGATCCGTTAGTAGGTGCTGAGCCAGTACCATATATTAGATAATACTGAGTCGTAAACACAGCAGGCGATGCGTTTTGAGTATTCAAGGCAAATGTACCTGTAAAGTCAATAAAAACATCACCAACCGAAGTAGTTGAGAATGTTGAACCAAAACCATACCATATATTAGGAGTAGAATAAGGGTCGCTATTATAGATTGTTTTTGTTGGTAGTGCTGTTTTAAGACTATTCATAGCAGTAGGCAACACCGTTTGACCTGATGTACCATTTATACCTGATGTACCGGCAGAACCAGAAGTACCTGATGAGCCACTTGAACCTGATGTACCATTTACACCATTTGTTCCGTTAGCACCAGATGAACCACTTGTTCCATTTACACCAGATGAACCACTTGTTCCATTTACACCAGATGAACCACTTGTTCCTGAATCAGCAGCAACAGCAACAAATATATTAGTATTATTTGTGAATGATACCGTCGAATTAATTAAAGTTACTGGCACAATCCAGTAATTATCAGCACCTGATACTAATGTAGGTGTACCACTAACATCCCAAGTTTGATATTGTGATGAATTTGTTTGATGTTGTATAACCAAATTAGAACCTTGTCTTATCAAGCCTAAAAATATATCAACATCTACATTATCTGTTGTTAAATGACTAATATGAATAGCAGTTGCTCCTGTTTGAGTA